CATCAGCGTTAGCAATGCGAGAACTGATTAGTGTCCAGTTGTAGAAACCATTAGCAAAGTATTCTTCTAGTGTGTATCCAGCAGTCTTAGTCATTTATTATTTCCTATTCTTTCTTGATACTTATACATTACCATAGGGGACTGACATTTAGGGGCTATTCTGGGGCGTGTCGTAGTTTGTTATAAAGTCGTTATAAACGAACAGATGTTCGAATTTGCCGACCCACGCATTCGGGCGTGTCGCATTGCGACCCCCCCCTAGCGTTTACCACTGACATTTACTCTGGCAGGTGGTCTCCCCAGTTATCTCCAAACTGAGCAAGTCTCTCTACTTCTGCCCAGAACTCCTTACCGTGTCCATCAAAGTCATAGCAAGCAAGTTCAGTTGCGATTTCTAGTTCCAAGTCTGTTAGTTCTACTGACATTTATTATTTCCTATTCTTTATTTGATGTTATTAGTATAAGGGTAGCCACTGACATTTACTCGCAAGACCAGTGGCAGTAGTCAAACTCATAGCACTTAGGACACATACCAGCAATGATGTCTAGTTCTAGTTGCTTTGCTAATTCTATCTGGCGTAGGTCTTCTGCTTTCCTGTTAGCGTCTAGTGTTGCTACTAGGTCTGCTATGTATTCTTTTGATACTGACATTTGAATTTCCTTTTCTTTGTATAGTTATACATTACAGGACACTACTGACATTTACTAGGTGTGCAGGGGGTGTGTCGCATCTTGTTATCAATTTGTTATAAACGCCCCTATCAAATAGGTGTGTGGTATCCCTATTTTGCAGGTGTGTGGTACCCCTATTAAACTGGTGTGTAGTGTGCTCACTATAATTGATTATTTTATATTATGACACCCTGTATCATACACAACTAAACAAAATACAGAAAATGATAAATTTGAATCTGAATATTTTTTATAAAATCTGAATTTATGCTATAATGGTTATATGAAGACATGTACAAAATGTAATATTTTAAAAAATTTTTCAGATTTTCACAGAAAGAGGTCTGTTAAGGATGGTTATGCTCATTGGTGTAAAGTTTGTGTTAGAGAGTATGACAATAAAGAGCATGATTCTAAAAGAGTTTTTCCAGTTAAGATACAAAATGGTTTGATTCATTGTCGTAGATGTGAAAGGTATTTAGATAAATCTAATTTTTGGAAAACAAACACATATTGTAGAGAGTGTTCTAAACTTATAGGTCATTCTGCTAACTTGAAAAGATTTGGGCTAACTGTAGATGATTATATTAATTTAGAAAAATCTCAGAATGGTGTTTGTGCAATTTGTAAAAATCCAGAAGAAAATAAGAACAGACTTTCTGTTGACCATGACCATTCTTGTTGTCCTGGAGCAATAACTTGTGGAAAATGTATTAGAGGACTCTTGTGCTCTAACTGTAATACATTTTTAGGAAATGCAAAAGACAACATAGATATTTTAAAAAATGCAATTATTTATTTGCAGGGTAACTAAACTTAATCTCTTTTGACAAAGTATGAACCATATGAGTCGTGTTTGACATACCAGTATTGGTTACATTTGCGGCATTGCCAGTCTCCTTTTGAATGAAAGTACATTTCGTATGGTACTTTGCAGTGATGCAACTTGTCTGGGGTATCTCTGAATTTGAATTGGTGATGAATATATGCACCTATGAAGGTAATTAGAGATATAGATAACAATATGATAACGATTTCCATTATGGTAGCCTAACGTCTGGGGTATTGCGAAGCAATCCATGCTTTATCAGCCAATAGTTAATTAGTTTGTATGACACTTTACTCTGATTGGCTATTTCTTTTGAATTCATTTTGGCTGCTATGCATGCTTCCAAATATTCTTTTGATTCGTAACGCTTGATGTATGGGACTTTTTCTTCCATAAGTCTCTCTCTTTCGGTAGAAAATAAGTATATCACATTTTGGGGGTATAGATGTTCGGGAGCATACCTTCTATCGTCTCTATGGGGCATTTAAACCCTTATTTGCCCTATCTGGCAACTTTGTTGCATACTGGTAGATAGAGGGGTTTGGTGTCTCTTATTTCGACCGTTTTAAAAAACTCGAAACAGTCAAAAAGTAATGTATACTTATATTATTATGTCTATATCCGATTGGGCTGGTTTAATACTAACCGCATTATCTATCATCGCTATTACTATTGGCGGAATCAGATGGTACGTTACCGCAGAAATTAAAGTCCTATCAACCGAACTTAAAAAAGACCTAGCAGAACTCAAGCCTAATGGAGGGTCATCTATGAAAGACCAGGTATCACGACTAGAGGAAAAGTCTCATAGATTAGAAGATAAAATCGACAACCTTTATAACGTTCTTATAAACGAAGGTGTCAAGACTAACAAAAATAAAAAATCAGAAAACACCGAACTTTGATTATTAATATAATATATATAAACTATAATATATACTAATATATAAATATATAATATATAGCCCTTATCTCTATAGATAAGAGGGTATCACACTTTTTGTGATTTGTCAAATAGAAATAAATAAACCTCAATAATGATATAATCTATCATATAGGAATCAGTGTCTGATACTCTCTCTCATACCCACTTCAGGCACTGATTTCTTATTTATCCTGTATAATGTAATTATGAATTCCTTATCCTCTGATACCTTTGGTGCCAATCCTACTAATATTAAATGGACTGTTGTTCGTGGTGATACCGCAACACTTCGCATTGAATTTTGGAATGATACCGAAACTGCCTTGCAGAATGTTAGCACATGGACATTTAAGAGTTCTGCGTATGACCCACAAGACGGTGCCTATGACCTATTAACGACAACTGCTGGTTCTGGATATGTTGATATTACCGCACCTGCTACACTAACAAGAACATGGGGAACTGGGAACAGACCTGTTGTAGCCGAACTTTCTTTTGACCTACAGGTGACCATTGGCACAACTATCTGGACACCAATTCTAGGCACCATCGTTGTTCTTGCTGACGTATCTCTAAATCCAGCCCCATAATGTCTATTTTAAAAATAACCAGCACACCAGCAACCTCTAGTGTCGTTGTTGTTAATCAAGGTTCTACTAATCCAAAAGTCAAAATCGTTACTATGAATAATCCAACGGTAAAGGTTGTTGCCGCATCTACCCCGAAAATAAAAATAGTATCAAATTCCCCTGACACACAAACAGTTTTGAAGATATTACCATTTCCAGGAACACAGGGTTTAACTGGTCCGACTGGTCCTGCTGGGGCTACTGGTCCTCAAGGAAGTACAGGAGCAACTGGTTCTACAGGACCAACAGGTATCCAGGGACCAACAGGAAGTACAGGTCCTAACGGACTTACTGGTGCCACAGGACCAACTGGGGCTACAGGTGCTGCAGGTATCAATGGAAGTGTTGGTCCAACTGGACCTACTGGAGCAACTGGAGCAGCAAGCAATGTAACAGGACCAACAGGAGCACAAGGTGTTCAAGGACCTACAGGTCCACAAGGTATTCAAGGCTCCACTGGTCCTACAGGACCTCAAGGTCCAACAGGTCCTAGAGGAGTTCAAGGTGAAGTGGGTGCCCAAGGTATTCAGGGTAATACAGGGGTTCAAGGACCAACAGGGGAAATAGGTCCTAGAGGACTTCAAGGCATTCAGGGTGTTTCTGGACCAACAGGTGCTACAGGTTCTCAAGGTCCAACAGGAAGTTTGGGTCCTACTGGACCGACAGGTCCTACAGGTGCTGCAAGCACAGTTACTGGACCAATGGGTCAGACAGGACCAACAGGTCCCACAGGACCACAAGGTGCTGCATCAAATGTTACTGGTCCAACTGGAACACAAGGAATTCAAGGACCTACAGGACCGACAGGTCCAACAGGGGCAGCAAGTACAGTAACAGGACCCACAGGTCCTACTGGTCCAGTTAGTAATGTTACGGGACCAATAGGTCCAACAGGTCCGTTGGGTCCGACTGGTCCAAAAGGTTCTCAAGGAGATACTGGACCACAGGGTATTCAAGGAAACGTTGGACCGCAGGGACCAACTGGAGAAAGAGGACCAATAGGATATAACGGTATTCAAGGTCCTACTGGAGCGACAGGACCTACTGGTGCTTCTGGTTCTCAAGGTATCCAAGGTGCAACAGGACCTTCTGGAATAGTAACAGCAATCAGCCCATTGATTTATAACGCAGGAACAAACACTATATCGCTGGGCAACATTGATGGCGGAACAATAGTCTGATATAATATTTATCTAAGAAGAGAGACTTATGAAAGTAGCAGTTTACGCTATAGCCTTAAATGAAGAACAGTTTGTTAAACGTTGGTATGAGTCAGCAAAAGAGGCAGACTATCTGTTGATTGCTGATACTGGTTCAACTGACAATACCGTTGCCATTGCTAAAGAACTTGGAATCAACGTAGTTGATATTTCTGTCGCACCCTGGAGATTTGATGATGCTAGAAACGCATCATTGTCAGCAATCCCAAATGACATAGATTACTGCATTGCACTTGATATGGATGAAGTTTTGAAATCTGGATGGAAGAAAAATCTAGAAAAGGCTTATAAAGAAAAATGGACTAGACCTAGGTATAAATATACTTGGTCTTGGACTGAAGATGGAAGACCAGGACTAGAGTATAGCGGAGATAAGATTCATTCTAGAAAAGGTTATCGATGGAAACATCCAGTACATGAAGTGCTAACCTGCTGGAATGGAGATGAAGCACAGGGATGGGTTGACTTGCAAATACATCACTATCCAGATAATTCTAAATCTAGAGGACAATATTTTAATTTACTTGCTTTATCTGTAAAAGAAGACCCATACGATGATAGGAATGCTTTTTACTATGCAAGAGAACTCTACTTTTATAATATGCTGGGAGAGGCTACACAAGAATTTGAAAGGTATTTAAAACTACCAACAGCAACCTGGAATGCAGAAAGAGCAAGAGCATATAGGTATTTGGCACAATGTAATCCAGACAACGCATTGAATTATCTGTTGCTATCTTTGGATGAAGACCAAACAAGACGAGAGACCTATGTTGATTTGTCTTTGTATTCATATAGGAATGAAGATTGGCAAGAGATGTTTGACTATGCACTTGAGGCATTAAAGATAAAAGATAAGCCGCTTGACTATCTATGTGAAGAGTTTGCTTGGGGGGCTATGCCATATGATTTAGCAGCCTTATCAGCATACAAGTTAGAAAAGTATGACCTAGCAAAGAAGTATGGTAAAATTGCTTTAGATTTAGAGCCTAGCAATGAAAGATTGCAAAATAACTATAAATATTATTTAGAAAGTTAATTATGAAAATAGCAGTTTATACAATTGCATTAAATGAAGAAGAGTTTGTAGAACGATGGTATAACTCAGTAAAGGACGCTGACTATATCCTTATTGCTGACACTGGCTCTACTGACCGTACCGTGGAAATTGCCAAGTCACTTGGAATTAATGTTTACAATATTTCAATCAAACCATTTCGCTTTGATGATGCTCGTAATGCAGCCCTAGCCCTTATACCAGACGATATTGACATGTGCGTATCTCTAGATATGGATGAAGTAATCTCCGAAGGATGGAGAGAAGAACTTGAAAAGATGACTGGTAATCAGATTACCTATGTTTTTAATAATGACCATGCAGAATATAGTTTTGTAAATAACCGTATCCATTCTCGTCACGGATACCGCTGGAAGTTCCTGATGCACGAAGGTATTGTTCAAGACAGAACATTGCCAGACATCCAGTTCTGTAATATGATTGAAGTAACACATATGCCAAATCGGGATAAGCCAAGAAATCAATATCTAGATTTAATTAAAGCAGCATTAGATGAGAATCCTACAATTGCCAGATATTATAAGTACTATACTGATGCCTTGGTGTCTATGGAAAAATTCGAAGAGGCTGAAGAATACTATCTGAAGATGCTAGAAATTCCAGGATTTAGTAATTCTGATTCTGCTCACGTCTATAGAATACTTTCTAAAATTATTCCAGAGAAGTTTGGTGAATACATGCTTTGCTGTCTTGGGGAAGTTCCAGACAGACGTGAGCCATACTACTACATTGCTAAATGGTATGCAGAGCATGAAAGATGGGAAGAGTGCCTGTCGTGGTGCGATAGAGCATTAGAAGTAAAAAATATCACTGTTGATATATTTAAGGATAATGATGCTTGGGGAGAACCTATGATAGAATTATATAACAAGGCAAAGGAAAAGGCTAATAAATAATGAAAATTGCGGTATACACAATCGCTCTAAATGAAGAGAAGCATGTTCAGAGATGGTATGAGTCTGCCAAAGATGCAGACTACTTGTTGATTGCAGACACAGGTTCTACAGACAAAACTAAGCGTATTGCTAAGAAACTGGGTATTAAAGTGGTTGATATCTCTATTAAGCCTTGGCGTTTTGATGATGCTCGTAATGCTGCTCTTGCCTTGCTACCAGATGATATTGACTATTGCGTATCTATGGACATGGATGAAACTCTTTCCGAGGGATGGCGTGAACATCTAGAACAGATGACTTCTGACCAGGTTAGTTATAGGTTTAACCTAACTTATAAGGATGAAGAAGAAAAAACCCCAGACCAAACTTTTGTAAATAACAGAATCCATAAAAGACATGGCTTTAGATGGAAGTACCTTATGCACGAAGTTCTAGTTCCTAACAGACAAGAGTTTTCTGTAGAGTTTTGTGAGGGGCTAGAAGTGTCTCACCACCCTGACCCAGAAAAATCTCGTCAACAGTACAATCAAATGATAGAGGATGCCTATTATGAATACAAGAATCCTAGATACTTTATTTACTACATACTAGAATTGCTGAGATTTAAAAGAATTAAAGAGGCAACTAAAATACTAAAAGAACTAGTAAAAGCAAAAGACGCATCAAAAATTGATATTGCGTTAGCCTATACTGTTTTGGGAACTCTAAGAAAAAGATTTAAGAAACTATATTTTTTAAAATCATTAAGTGTTTTCCCAACAAGAGAAACTTATACACACCTAGCAATCGAATACTATCTTAAAGAAAAGTGGGTTAGGGCTTACTACTTTGGTAAAAAAGCAGACGAAATAAAGGTAAAAACAAATAGTATTTTAAAAGACCACAACGTTTGGGGATTCTTGCCCTTTAACATCATGGCTTCGTCAAAGCACAATATGAGGTTATTTAAGTGGTCTCGGTCATATAAACTTAAGAAAAAAGAGATAAACCTTGCATCCTATATTTCTCACAAGTTTAAACTATTTAATGATTAGCCTGTGCTATAATTAGGTTATGACTACGACAATTGGAGCATCCACACCATACGTTCTTACAATTCCAGAACTTACCGAAACAGCAGACATCCAGGTAGCCCTGAAACTAATAAGTTATGGCACTTCAAGCGACCCTGCAAATGACGCTGCAATTACAGCAGGTTCTCTGGTAGGCTATCTTAAGAGTGGTCTAGCACTTAAATCAAACATTGCTTCCCCAACTTTTACTGGTACTGTATACGCACCAACTATTCAATCAGCATCTTCTGCCACCACAGGGCTTAATATTTCTACTGTAAATCAAAGTTCTAATAGTGGTGGCAGCATTTCAATTACCGCTGGAAGTTCAACATCTAATGGAAGCGGTGGAAGCATAACCTTGACAGCAGGTAGTTATGCTGCAAGTGGTGCTTCTGGAAATATTACTATAAATGCTGGCGGAGGTTCTGGTAACGGAAACATTAATATTGGAACAGCAGCAGGTTCAAATCAACCAATAACATTGGGCACAGCAGCCTCCACTGTTACTGTTTCTGGAACCTTGTCTATAGGCACTGGAATTAGTGGAATTGTTTATAAAGCCCAGGGACCAACAGAAGGAGTTTCTAGTGCTGGAACACTAACATGGACTGAAGTTAAGTCATTAATAATTTTATCACAGCCATCATCACCAATAAATCTTACTCTACCAGCAGCAAGCAACAACTCTTCAATTACTACAGACGGGTATTCGTTTGACTGGTCAATTGTAAATAAAAGCAGCACTAATGCTATAACTGTTGTAGAAAACACTACTTCAGGACTAACAAATACGTTAGATGGAAGAGGAACTATTTCTGCGAACACATCTGGAAGATTTACAACAAGAAGAATATCTTCAACAAGTTATAAAACTTACAGAATTGCTTAAGTAGTTTTTACAACCCTTACAAATCTTATCTGACTATCGTTGTAATCTGTCAATGGTTCAATTACTGTAGTTCCATAGTAGCGATTAGAGTTTACTATTTTACCCTTGCCAATATAGATACCAGAGTGATAAAAATTAGTAGAGCCTTTATAGGCAAAGACTACGATGTCTCCTAATTTTGGAACAGAAACTCTTTTGCCAATGTGTGCTTGCTTATTAGCAGAATGAGGTAGTTCAAGCCCAAACTGCTTATATGTCCAAACAACCATTCCAGAACAGTCCCAGCCATATACGCTAGACCCAGAAAAAACATAAGAAGTTTTGTGAACACGTCTCATAAGTTTTTGAACAGTGTCTTTCATTCTCT